AGGCGGCATCATGTACGCAGTGGAGCGTAACCAACGGAGGAACGGATGAATAGTCTGCTGCCACCGGGTTCAACTTCACTGGAGCGCCGACTGGCGCAGACCTGTAGCGGGATTTCTGATCTGCAGGTGCCGCTGCGTGACTTGTGGAATCCGGCAACCTGTCCGATCAGTTTCCTGCCTTATCTCGCCTGGGCGTTCTCTGTGGATCGCTGGGACGAGGGCTGGACAGAAAGCGTCAAGCGCCAGGTGGTGAAGGATGCTTTTTATATTCATCAGCATAAAGGGACCACCAGTGCCGTGCGGCGGGTGGTGGAGCCGTTCGGCTTTCTGATCCGCATTATTGAGTGGTGGCAGATCGGAGAGGCACCGGGCACGTTTCGTCTGGATATCGGCGTGCAGGACCAGGGCATCACTGAAGATACCTATCTGGAACTTGAGCGACTGATAAGCGATGCCAAACCATGTAGCCGTCACATGATCGGCATGTCCATCAACCTGCAGACCAGCGGCCCGCATTGGGTGGGAGCCGCCAGCTATCTTGGCGAAGAAATCACGATCTATCCGTATATCAACGAAACAATTATTTCCGGCGGCACCGCGCATGAAGGCGGGGCGGTCCATGTTATTGACACAATGAGAGTGAATCCATGAGCACAAAATTTTATACCCTGCTGACGGATATTGGCGCGGCGAAACTTGCCAGCGCCGCCGCGCTCGGTGTGCCGCTAAAAATTACCCATATGGCGGTGGGCGATGGCGGCGGAGTATTGCCAACGCCGGACGCAAAGCAGACGGCACTGGTAAATGAGAAACGCCGGGCTGCGCTGAATATGCTTTATATCGACCCGCAGAACAGTAGCCAGATTATTGCTGAACAGGTGATCCCTGAAAACGAGGGCGGTTGGTGGATACGTGAAGTGGGCCTGTTTGATGAGTCCGGGGCATTGATTGCCGTGGGCAACTGCCCGGAAAGCTATAAGCCGCAACTGGCTGAAGGCAGCGGGCGCACCCAGACCGTGCGCATGGTGCTGATTACCAGCAGTACGGACAATATCACCCTGAAAATCGACCCTGCTGTAGTGCTGGCAACCCGTAAATACGTGGATGATGAAGTCCTGGAATTAAAGCTGTATGTGGATGACCAGATGAGAAACCACATTGCCGCACAAGATCCTCATACCCAGTATGCGCAGAAACATAATCCGACATTTACCGGAGAACCAAAAGCGCCGACGCCTGCAGCAGGAAATAACACCACGCGGATTGCGACCACTGAGTTTGTTCAGGCCGCTATTACTGCTCTGATTAACGGTGCGCCAGCCACGCTGGACACACTGAAAGAAATTGCCGCAGCCATTAACAATGACCCGAAATTCAGTACCACCATTAACAATGCGCTGGCACTAAAAGCGCCGCTGTCGAGTCCGGCACTCACCGGAACGCCAACAGCACCTACTGCGGCGCAGTCGGTCAACAATACACAGATTGCCACTACGGCTTTTGTGAAATCGGCGATTGCAGGAATGGTGGGTTCTGCACCTGCTGCACTGGATACACTGAACGAACTGGCGGCGGCACTGGGGAATGATCCGAACTTTGCCACGACAATGCTTAATGCGCTGTCAGGTAAACAACCGCTGGACAATACGCTTACCAATTTGAGTGGAAAGGATGTAGCTGGTCTTCTCACATACCTTGGTTTGGGAGAAGCGGCAACGAGGAACGTCGGAACGGATACCGGGCAAGTACCAGATATGAGTAGTTTTACAACGGGGCACTCTGGAGCAGCAGACTGGCCGAATCCTAAATCTGGATGGAGTAAGGGGCCGGATGGGGTAATTACACAATGGGGTATTTTCGGTTTCCCCGTTGGACAGACAGGGACGAATGTTGTTTTCCCGCTACCTTTCCCCGCGCGGGTCGAATCAATTACACTGACAATGGCAGATATCCAGGAGTCTCTGCTTTCTCCAACAACCATGCCTGCTTATGGAGTTAACTCAACTGGTACTTCAAGAACGGGTTTTACAGCCCGTATGTCAGGTAGCGGTGGGTTTAATCTTTGCTATATAGCGAAAGGGAGATAACAGAATGAATAAAGTTAAAAGTGTTTACAGCCCTTCCGAAAATGCAATCTACAACGCAGCGCTATACGAAAGTTATATCAAGGAGGGGACATGGCCGCAGGATGGTATTGAAATCAGCGATGAGGATGCTGTCAGATTTAATGGGGGAAATAAGCCAACAGGAAAAATGCTGAGAATGGTTTCAGGGGCCCTTGCATGGGTTGATGAGCCGCCGCTTTCACCAGAACAGAAAATATCAGATGCAGAAAACATGAAAGCCACATTTCGTGCAAAAGCTGACAGTGAAATATCCTGGCGTCAGGATGCTGTTGATGCGGGCATTGCAACTGATGAAGAAACTTCAACTCTCACCCAATGGAAGAAATACCGTGTGCTGCTGATGCGTGTTGATACTTCAACAGCACCCGATATTGAATGGCCTACGCCTCCGGCAGTCCAGGCCAGATGACGTCCGGCGCTGTGCTGGTATCTGTTGCCGTCACCGCGTCAATGTAATCCAGCACGGCGTTAAGTCGGGTTGTTTCTGCCTGCGTCAACTTCCGTCCGGCCTGTAATTTCAACTGAATCAGACTAATGGAAGCCATTGCTGTATCCATCAGCGACTGGCGCTGTGCTTCTGCTGCATCTACTGCGGCGCTATGCTGTGCCTCGGTATCCGTCACCCATTTCTCACCATCCCATTTATCGTATGGCGTTAACGGGGCGATAGTGGTTGTATTTTCGGGGTAATCACCCGGAGCTGTGATTTCTTTGGCGTCTCCCGTTTCGGTGTTATAGACGATTTCACCGCGATGGTCTGGCACATATTCCCATGAGTTTAAATCTGCCGAACGGCAGATTGCATAACCAGCCTTATGTATACCAGGTTCATCCAGACAGGAATATGCCGGGATACCAACACCAACGGCAAGATATTCATTTGAAGTGGAAATATATTCCCGAGTTTCACCATCATAGCTATAGACGGTAATATTCCCCGCCTTCGTGGCAATAAGCTCGCTATTTAATACAGCGTTATCCATTATGCAGCCCTCACGATAAAGTTAAATGCAATATTTCGCGCACGTGTTTCCGTTGATGTTCTGGCAACACGTGATGCATCAAAATAATAATTCGCCTGTTTATATGTACCACCTGTCGCAATTGATGCGAGATTTGGTGTCAATGTTGAAGAGGTAAATGCGCCGACAGTATTATTATTTGGCCCCGTGGTCATATCCAAAAAGCTACCTGTAATATTTTGCAGCGTATCGCTCTGAGCACTCAATAACGCTCGCCCACTGTCCACTCCACGCCCATCATCCCAGCCACGAATAAACTCACCACGTAAATCAGGCAATTTATTTGTCGGGTAAGCCTTTGCCAGCTCCGGGTATTCTTCAGCAGAAAAAGCTGCACCATTGCATTTCAACCAGCCTGTCGGTGGTGTAGCTGAAGGCCACGGAACAGGCACACCAACGGGTAATGCCGAACCTTCTCCTAAACCAACGTTTAAGAAAATGCAGAGGTAACAGCTAACTGGCATCATCTCCGGTTTTTATTCAGGGGGATGATCATGCTTATTGGCTATGTACGCGTGTCAACAAATGACCAGAACACCGATTTGCAACGTAATGCACTGAACTGCGCGGGATGTGAGCAGATTTTTGAGGACAAAATCAGTGGCACTAAGTCCGACAGACCGGGGCTGAAAAAACTACTCAGGACACTATCGGCAGGAGACACGCTGGTTGTCTGGAAGCTGGACAGGTTGGGGCGCAGTATGCGGCATCTTGTTACGCTGATAGAAGAGTTGCGCCAGCGTGGTGTGAATTTCAGAAGCCTGACTGACAGTATTGATACCAGTACCCCAATGGGCCGTTTCTTTTTTCATGTCATGGGTGCCCTGGCTGAAATGGAACGCGAACTGATAGTTGAACGTACCAGGGCAGGGCTGGCTGTAGCTCGTGCCAAAGGCAGAGTAGGTGGACGCCGTCCTAAGTTGACTACCGAACAGTGGGCACAGATTGGGCGTTTACTCGAGGCCGGAGAATCAAGACAGCGTATTGCACTGATTTTTGATGTAGGCGTTTCTACCATTTATAGAAAATTTCCGGCAAATAAGATCAATGAATCCCCCTGAATCAGCATTATGTTGATTATCCCTGCAAGCAGACAAATACCGTTATTTTGTGTGAATAACGACACAACTGCGCTTAGCTGTTTGTCAGGCACAATCACTTCAACATAGGGCGAAGCCTAATCCAATCAGGAGGTTCGCCACTATGGCTCAGGATTACCACCACGGGGTGCGCGTTGTTGAAGTCAACGAAGGCACCCGATC